GCCAGAGCGACTCTGGCAAATAATTGGAGATAGAAATGAAAATCAAAATCGTAGAAGCAAACCGCCGCGCAATTAACGTATTGTTGGGAGAAATTAACGGCAAATCGTTGTCGCACACAGCGCACGACAAGCATATTTTTGAGCTTTCCGAGTTAATGGAAATGCGTCTCGAAAAATTCGGCATCGCAAAAAAAGACCGCGCTGGTGCGAAAGCATCTGGCATGTCCGGTGGTAATGTGCCGAGTGCTTACAAATATTCGCGCATCGTCAACACCTACACAATCGAGCGCGGATCGTCGGACTGGTTTTTGATTAACGCGACAAAAACAGAAACGTGGGGCAATGCAGACAAAGATCAATTGAGCCTGACACCCGACCAGCGCGACATAGCGGTTTCGAAATTTACCTCGCAGTTTTCGGTGCAACCTGTTGTCACGCTGGCGGTGGCAGCATGAGCGCCCCTGAACGCTGCAACTGCGGAGCAGAAGATTGCCCGCGTTGCTACCCCCTAAACTGCAAGCAAGCAACAGTCACCGAGCTCTACCGCGCCGACGCACTTGCCGACATCGTTGAAGCAACTATGGACTACGGTCGCTACCCTAGCCGCGGTCGCGCGCAAGTAGACCTCTATGAGTTCATTAACGACCACTTGGATACCAGCTACGCATTTGAATTAGTGGTCGCGGCCTTGAGCACTAACAAACAGGCAACCGCTGCATGTATTGAGCGTTTGTATACCCAAGTCGAACAGATGCTCAAATCTCATTATGCCGACACCGACATGGTTGCGGAGCTAGCGCAAGACATAGCTAACGAGAGGTCAAGATGAATGCTCTCGAAATAGTAGGTGCCGCAGTTTCTGTTGTCGCAACCATAGCGGGATTGTGGATTTTCTTTTTTTTCTTGTTTTCATTTTAACCGGAGGATTTATGGCTATAAACCTGCAAGCAATATCCCGCAACACTAGCATCCAACCACCGCGCATCATGGTCTACGGCCCGCATGGGCTGGGCAAAACAACCTTCGGCGCCAGCGCACCGGCACCGATATTCATACTGACCGAAGATGGCCTCGGCAGGCTTGAAGTTGAGCACTTCCCAGTTGCCAAGTCTTACAAGGATGTGCATGAAGCGCTGGCGTCACTCAAGGGAGAGCACGACTACTCGACCGTTGTGATTGACAGCCTGGATTGGCTCGACAACCTGATCTGGGAACAGATCAATACCCAATACGAAGCAAAGGATCTGGCCTACGGCAAGGGCGCCGTAATAGCCGCGGATCTCTGGCGCAAGGTGCTTGAAGATTTGAACGCCCTGCGCGCGATGGGCATGGCCAGCATCCTGCTGGCACATTGCGAGATCAAGCGGTTTGACTCGCCAGAAGTTGAACCCTATGAGCGTTACCAGCCCAAGCTGCAAGCCAGGTCATCTGCCCTGGTCCAGGAATGGTGCGACATCGTTGGCTTTGCCAATTACAAGACCATCGTTAAATCTAGCGATGTTGGCTTTAATAACAAAGTCAGCCGAGGTACCAGCACTGGCGAGCGCCTGCTGCACACTAGCGAGAAACCCGCTTATCTCGCCAAGAACCGCTACAGCCTACCCGATACACTGCCTCTTGATTGGTCACAATTGGCAGACGCAATGACGACCACAACCGAACCAACCGCACCAACCAACCAACCTAAAGGGAAATAAATCATGGCCGCTTTAAATTTCAACGCAGCAGAAATAGAACCGCAGCAAAGTTTTGACGCCCTGCCGCCCGGTCGTTATGAAGCAATCATTTCGGAAAGCGAAATGAAAGATACTAAAGCTGGAACGGGACAGTATTTGCAATTGACCTTCACTGTTGTCGGTGGCCAGCATGAAGGGCGCAAGCTCTGGTCGAGACTTAACCTGGTCAACCCGAACGCGACCGCGGTCCAGATCGCCGAACGCGAGCTGTCGGCCATCTGTCACTGCGTCGGCATCCTCGTGCCGCAGGACAGCGAGGAGCTGCACGACCGCCTGCTTATTGTTGATGTGATCCAGGAACTAAACCCTATGTCCGGCCAGCAAACCAATCGGATCAAAGGTTACAGCCAGGCCAGCGCACCGGCGCCGAAAGCCAAACCCGCGGCACCGGCAGGGTTTGCGACCGGCAAGGTTGCACCCGCAGCGCCCTGGGCAGCTCGTAAGTAATCAACCAGCTGGGGCGGCAACGCCCCGGCGTTATCGGAGGAATCATGGAACTGCCAGAACCGCAGAACAGCACCAGAACCGCAATATTCCGGCATTATGAGCAGACCGCTGACCGGCAGGGGCGCCCGCATCTCGGCGCCTCTGAGATCGGCCACGAGTGTGATCGCTACCTGTGGATGTCTTTCCGCTGGGCAAAACCGGCAGATTTTGAAGGACGGATGCTGCGCTTGTTCGACACCGGCAACCACCAAGAGCCGCGCCTGATTGCCGACCTGCGCGCAATAGGTGTCGAAGTGTGGGACAAAGACCAGGATGGAAACCAGTGGCGCTACAAGGCCGCAGGCGGTCACTTTGCCGGTAGTCTTGATGGTGTTGGCCTAGGCTTGCCGGAAGCGCCCAAAACGCCGCATTTGCTGGAATTCAAGACCGCGAACGCTAAGTCGTTTGCCGCGATGGTGAAAAACGGCGTAAAGAAGTCCAAGCCGCAGCATTACGCGCAGATGCAAGTATATATGGGCTGGGCAAAGCTCACCCGCGCCATGTATTTGGTGGTCAATAAAGACACCGACGACATTTATAGCGAGCGCGTCGAGTTTGACCAGGATGAATTTAACCGGGCGATCCAGCGAGCCGAGCGCATCATTACGGCGCCAGAACCCGCGGTCACGCTGGCCGACGATGCCACAAACTTTACCTGCAAATTCTGCCGGTTCAAATCGCAATGCTACGGCACCGAGGCACCGGCGGTGAGCTGCCGCACCTGCGCCCACAGCACCCCTGAGACCGACGGGGACGGGCGCTGGAGCTGCGCGCAGGCTAAACCTGATATGAATGTGGCTGCCCAGCGTGTCGGCTGCGGTGAGCACCGGCACATACCAACCCTGCTGGGGCGCTTTGCCGAGCTGATGGACGCCAGCAACAATAACCTGCTGACTTACCGCAACAAGATAACCGGCACCGAGTTCCAGCAGCCGATATTTAGCAGCCAGGACATTACCAATCTGGCAGACAAGAGCTTACTCGGTGATGCTGGCTTGACCAACTTTAAGACTGAGTTTGACTGCGACATTAAACCGCCGGCGCCGGCACCGTTTGCAGACTTGATAGACGATCTGCCTTGGGAAAAAGCCGCCGCGCCGAAACGTGCCAAAAAGGTAACGAAATGAGAATTCAAACAGCCACTATATCGACTAAAGAATTACAGCAAGCGTTGCGGGATTTCTGCGCGGCCAACGGTGGCATTCCTGACACCGTTATCATTCAAAGCTACAGCTCGCAAATTGTAGTCAGCTTACGACCGGGCGGCCTGATAACCGCCGACGAGATAAATCATTCTGTTACAGGAGCTTAAAAATGACAAAAATATTATGGGTTGTTGAGGTTTTGTACAAAGGCTGCTGGTATCCGGTAGTCAATCCTAAATTAAGCCGTGAGGGTGGCCGCACAGCATTGAGTATTTATCGACAGAGTGGATCTTTGGATAAATACCGCCTCGTTCAATACGGGAGGATTGAAAAATGAGCAACAACGACAAAATTCTTAAGGCGCTGCGTGAAGCGCTAGACAGAGCAGAGCAGCATCCAGATTTTCCAATAGCTTTAGGATTGCTTAAGGTAAAGGCGTTTTTAGCAGAGAAAAGGATACAAAATGGAAATTAAATTAACACCAGCAGTAATTGCTTGTCTCAAGCGCGGGCTGAATTGCTGGCCTCAGCAGAACGATGCCGAAGGCATCGAGATTAAAGAAATATTAGCGCAAGCAGAAGAAACAAAATTACGGATTGGGATGGATGTATGAACTACAAAAATATTGAAACCGTTAAACGTCTTGATTTTGACCGGTTTGATACGGTGGTTAGCCAGCGTATTGGGGCGCTGAAACTGTTAGCGCAGGGCATGACGGAGACTGATGTAAACGATGCAATCTGCCGCGACCTGATATTGCCGTGTGTTTACACGCTAACGCAGTTTCTTGAGTCAGTAGAGATTGAGGAAAAACATTTCGGAGTAGAAAAATGAACGACCGAATACAAGAGCTTGCCACGGAAATATTGCGTCTGCGTGGCGAGCCAGCCAGCAGCGTTAACGAACACTTTGCCTTCGCTTTTCTTCGTCATCTTTTCCTCTCGCAAATGGAACGCGCAGAAAAAGCTGAGGCCGCGCTTGCCGAGGCGGTAGCGCTGCGCGACAAAGCTATGGGCGAAGCGGACGTATTGAACGAGGTAATACAAAGGAGGCTGAAATGAGTCGTAGCGAACACACTGATGATTGCGATGGATGGGATTTGGTCTGCTGGCGCGGTGCTGTTACGTCTGCAATGCGAGGCAAGCGTGGACAAGCCTTGCTGATTGAGCTGGCTGAGGCAATGGACGCAATGCCAGTCAAAGAACTGATAGCGCATGAGCTGGTAAAGCAAGGCAACTTCTGCGCACTGGGAGTAGTTGGTCAAAAGCGAGGAATCGCACTTGAATCTATCGATCCCGAAGACAGCAGAACGGTAGCAGAGCAGTTTAATATTGCCAACGCTCTGGCGCAGGAGATTGTGTTCGTCAACGACGAGGAATGGCATGACGAGACACCACAGCAGAGATGGTCGCGAATGCGTCGCTGGGTTGACATAAACATTCTAACGGAGCAAAGCAAATGATCCGACCATGGAATGGCTTGGGCAGTGATTGAAATTCTTAGGAGATGAGATGAAATTTTTAGAATGGATTAGGCATCTGTATACCCCCGCGACTTGCGAAGAATTGATGGCGCGTGAGTTAGACGCGGCGAGGCGGGACTTGCTGATTGCTGAAACCGCGAAAGACTACGCCGAATCTATGGTGCTGTACAACAAGCAGCGAATTGAGCGTTTGACCGCCGCAATAAAGGAGTGCTTAAAATGAGAATCGTCAGACTGATGTCAACCGCGCCAAAAAGGACGCGCAAGAGCGTATACAAGAAAATCCTCAACGCTTCGCAGTGGAGGGCACGATACAGAAAGTTGGTCTGGTGGTATTTCAGAAAAGCAAAACAAGATAGCTATAAAAACTTTGCGGTATTTACAGTTCTATAAATTACCCTAGCATTTCCTCGGCAATTCTCTTACTTTCTGCAACGCGATTAAGCCAACCTCGGCCAAAAGTTGGAAAGTTTGCCAGACTGCGATAAAAACTTTCTTTAGCTGCCGTAAAATTGGTAATAAAATCTTCTGCATTTGCATCCTGTATAGCTTTTATAGTTACGGGGCCGATGACACCATCGGCAGTTATGTTTAATGCACGTTGAATAGTTTTAATGCTACGGAAAGAACCAGCATTAACAGAAAAATCAAAGGCAAGATAATCAACCCCAGCAGGCAAATTGTCGCAATGGCAAACATTCCAAT